CTGTATGGGCCTTTATGGCTCATACAGAGGTTGCATTTTTAATTGTTAGTATTTCCCCTAACCGGGATTTCAGAGTTTAGATAACTTCACATGGGCGATTAATTTTGCAGTGATGAAGTTCAATCAAACTCCTTGTACGCTTTTCGAGGCGTGCATGACTTTTGATATGTTTCTTTTGTAGTTTATTACTTTACAGAAAGTAATCGTTTGTTCATTCGTTATATGAAATCAGTTCGGATACTGTAAAATTCATCCCTACGAGGATTACATTAATCGTAGGGTATTATCAATGTATTTTAGACACGAGTGTGTCTTTTTGGTTCAATATTTTAGTATTGTCAGGCTGGATTAGATACCATATACTGACTGCTATTATTATTTTGGATGCCAAACTTTTTCCTTCATTATATCAAATATAAAGGTTTTTGAACAGAGATTATTAAGACAGTACAACTGGACTATTTATTTAGCCCAGCAAACAGTATCTTGATAAGAAACATTTGGAAAATTGGATAGTGACGACCATTCGTTAATGCTCTATCTACCCAACAAACAGATTTTGTTTACATGTTATCAATAAATAAGGGTATAATATACCCGTGATGTATTATTAATACATATTACTGGAGTTACGAATACAATAATATTCGTGGTTGCAGGAGGAGGCTGAAGCTTCGGAAACTCCAATCCGACTTAGATTTTAAATCTATGTAGTGCTAATGATGCTCTCTAGCAACATTGTCGTATTCGACAGGAGTGCAGCGCCTATGGCTGTGTTGCGTTGATTATGCAATCTAATAAAACAATCTCAATGGTATTGGTTACCATATGGAATTATAATGATATATTCCTAAAGGCTTGCTATTGAAAAACATTTATGTTTTTAATCATTACAACTTGGATGAAGACTAAGTCATCTTCATACCAATCATAGCGACTTTCTGATAATAATAACCAACAGAGTAGTTTGACGTCTACACAAAACGTCTCCTTTATGGATCAGCCTAATCAATGGACTGTTACCGTACCTTCTGCTCCTGATTCAACTTTTAATCACGGAGCTGAAGAAGATGCACAATTAGGAGATTTTATGGCACGACCTGTCCTCATTCATTCATTTGATTGGGCAATAGGCGGCGATCCTGATTTTGTTATTAATCCCTGGACTTTATTTTATTCTAATCCACGTGTTATAAATCGTATTAATAATTATAATTTACTTCGTTCTACATTGAATGTAAAAATTCAAGTTTCTGGAACTATCTTTCATTATGGTAGAATGTTGGTTTCTTACAAACCACTCCCAGAAGAAGATACAATAGATAATTTACGATACGGTAATGCGTTGGATATTGTTCAGCGATCACAGCGTCCTCATATTTTTATAGATCCGTCTACATCACAGGGAGGTGAAATGAAATTACCATTTTTTTATTATAATAATTGGTTAAGCATTCCTCGTGGTGATTGGTCTTTAATGGGAGATCTCACTTTTTCTACTATGCAAGCTTTGCAGCATGCCAACAACGGGACCACGAGTGTCACAGTTAAAGTATTTGCTTATGCTACTGATATTAAATTATCGGTACCAACAACTACTTCAGCTTCCGGTTTGGTAGCTCAGTCTGCAGATGAGTATGGTAAAGGTATTATTTCTAAGACAGCAACAGCCGTGGCAAAAGCCATGCACGAATTGATAGATATTCCTTATATAGCACCTTATGCTAGAGCTACAACTATGCTCATGTCTACCACTGCTACTGTTGCTTCTACTTTAGGATTTAGTAGACCTGCTGTACTTTCTGATCCTACCCCTGTTCGACAAATGTATTTCGGTAATTTAGCAAATTCAGATGCTGCCGAAATGGTCTATAAAAATTCTGTTGATTCTAAACAAGAATTAACAGTTGACCCTCGAACAGTTGGGTTAGATGGTAAAGATCAAATGAGTATTTCTCATATTAACTCTGTCGAGTCATGGTTCACAGCTTTCAGCTGGGATCCTACTAATACTCCAGAGTCTTTATTGTATAATTTGCGAGTAACTCCTACTACGTTTAGAGCAAGTGCTACTGAATATCATATGACACCGGTTTGTTTTGCTTCTAGACCTTTTAAATATTGGACTGGAACCCTAACTTATCGATTTATGATAGTGGCGTCAGCATTTCATAAGGGACGAATTAAGGTTGTTTATGAACCTTACGTTAATCCTTTATCAACTGCTGAATATAATATTGCCTATACTCGGATAGTTGACATTGCAGAAGAAAGAGATTTCTGCATAGATGTAGGTTGGGGTCAAACCCAAACTTTTTTAGAGATATCACCTATGTATTTAACAACTCCATATCAAACGACTAGATTCACTAATGTTTCTACTAGTGCGAATGGTATCTTATCTATATATGTTGTCAACGAATTAGTTTCACCGTCACTTACGGTTGATCCTATTTATATTAATGTATTTATAGCTGGGAAACCTGATTTAACATACGCTGTTCCAAGGGATACAGAGTTATCAGTTTTGACTTATTTGAATGAGTCAGCTACCCCACCAACAAATTACACTCCCCAGAGTAAAGAAATTCCTTCTGATACAGACATGAAGCCAGATTGTGCTCTAACTACAATGTCTTTAGCTGATACATTACACGACGATAAATCCCGTGTAGTATTTATGGGAGAGGAAATTTTATCATTTAGAACTTTGTTACGTAGATACAATTTATTAAAAGTTATACCTTTAGCCAATACAACTTTAGCCACTGATTCAACAGTGACATTTACAGATTCGATTTATCCAAATGCTCCTGGTTTTTCTGCCAAAGGTATTTTACAAGTTGAAGGCAAAAGAGCCAATTTAGTACATAATACATTATTAGCTTATTTAGCACCAGCTTATGTAGGTTATAGAGGTTCAATACGATATAAACATAAGTATTGGACCAAATCGTCTAATGTAGACGATTTTACATTTATAGAGTCATCTCCGGATGAAGATAGAGATTGTTATAATATTACTTATTATAATTGGTACCCATCTGATAATCTTACGTTGAGTTATAGTAGATACGCATCGACAATTTTAGAAATGTATCCTTCAGCTTTAAACGGTAGGATTATGACTGGTAAAAATCCAGGTCCTGCTCTTGAGTCTGAGTTTGCACATTATGATAATTATAGATTTCGTTCTACTAGGGATCCTCTGAGAAAAAGAACAGGTACCATTAGTGCTTGGGATAGAAGTTATGTGTATGTTTGTAATTTACGTGCGAGTTCTACTTATAATCCGTTAAATATATATGTGTCAACTGGTGAAGATTTTTCGTTTTTCATGTTTTTAGGGTCTCCAATAGCTTATTATTGGGATCCGACTAATATCTAGTATGTATAAAAATAATAAAATAAAATAAAAAATAATAAAATAATAAAATAAAATAAAAATTAAATTAATTATATATAGAATAGAATTTAAATGTATTTGTTTGTTTGTATTGTGAGTAATGTTCTTGAGTAGACCATAGAGATGGTTATAATCCTGTAGATCAGGATGTCCGCCTGTGAGATATAAAGAGCTTACTACGTCAGCACACTCGTAATTGTGCAGAGTTAATCTGGTAATCAACCATACCCCCCTCATAGATTAGGAGCTTAATGCTTTCCGAACCTACCTATGTTGTATTAAATGAGGATCTGTTCTATTTATTCCGAGCCGGCTACCCGTGAGGGTTGACGGAGTTAAAATCTTCTCAGTAAGGAACACACACCTTGTTAGGATGAGATAGAGAGTAGTGGATTGAGAGTTTTTGGAGTTAGGTTAAGGCAAACCTCTAAACTTTCTATTATAGTCTTTGTAGTAATACTAAAGCGTCTGGAGCAATCCAGGTCCCAATCAAAATTTTGTTCAAGCTTGGACTATGTACTACCTGCTGTGGAGTGCCTTGAGCCATGTCCGCCCGTGAGGGTAGATTTGGTTCTTGGCATTTTTAACTTGTTAAAAATGCTAAGAGCTATATCTATCATGAATACGATAAATATTAATACCGATTCTATGTTATATGTTAATAAAAATAAAAAAGAAAATAAAAATATAAATAATATAAAAGAAAATAAAAATATTTGTGTAAATGTGTTTGCCGGTAATGATGTAGTGTTTTTTGATTCTAAAATAGATAGAAGAGCACAGTATATTCGTAATAAAATAGAAAAGAAACTTAAATATAATAAAAAAATAAAAGAAAATAAAAAAAATAAAAAAGAAAAACAAAAAATTATAAAAATGAATAAGGTGTTGGTAGCCGCTCCTAATGTTAAGGAAGCAGTGCTCGCAGCCTCAGAATATATGTGTCAATCAAAGAAATTGATACCTGGTTTTCTTATGTGGATGAACTGGGCTAGGGTTGATGCTTTTTTGCCGGAATCAAATTTATTTTGGTTCCATATTGAGAAGTTAGTCAGTGTAATTCAGTTATTGAAGAGTTGTGATAGTTTGGCTAATATGGTTCATATATTGAATCTGTATTTAGGTATTTATTTTGATGGATCTATGTTACCCGGTTTTATTGCTCTCTTCGAGAAATGCACTAGTAGTTTTATGACGTGTCAATCTAGTGGATTGGATTTGTTTAAATCTTTGTTGAATAATTGGCAAGCCATTAAGGAGAGTGAAGCAGCAAGACAGCTGTATCATTTTATTTCTACTGTTTTAGCTACAGGGTTGTGTAAAGTAAATAACATTAATTTATGCTATAAAGGACTTGAAGTATTTAAGGTTGCGGCAGCTAAGAAAGTTGCTAATTTAGTCGACTTAGTCCAAGTGATAATTGAAACAACCGTATTCTTCTATGAGAGAGGTTGTATTTATTTACAAACCAACAATTTGTGGGATTTGATGTATTCAGATAGTCAGTTACTTCAATTTGAGAAGGAATATGCCTTTGTTTTAGCTAATGAACCTCACGCTTTGTTAAGTGAATGGGAAGCTATGGGTATGTCGAGTCTTGATTATCATAGTTTAATGGAGAAAGTAACAAGCGATATTTTGGGAATGATTAAAGTTTCTACTGGACCTGAGAAGAGTAATTTAACCACAAAACTTATCATGTTAGAGAAAGTTAAAATAAGAGTTAAAAGAGCTAATGTAGCCCCTTCTATGAGGATGAAGCCTTTTGGTGTATGTCTTTTTGGTGGTACTGGAGTTGGTAAATCGTCTGTTTTACCCTATATGATTCACTATTTAAATATGGTGAACGGCTTTGAATCGTCCAAGGAAAGAGTTGTTACTCTAAATCCTGCCGATAAATTTCAATCTGAAATTAAATGTAATACTAATGTTGTCATTATTGATGATATTATGAATCAGAAGTTGGAAGTTTCGGAAGGATCTCCTGGTGATTTGATTATTCGATTGCTGAATAATATTCCTGCTGCAGCTTTAAAAGCTGAAGTAGAGGCCAAAGGTAATGTGATGATGAATCCTAATTTTGTTTATGGAACTACAAATGTAAAAAATTTGTGTGCTAGTCAGTTGTCTAATGAGCCTGTTTCCATTTTGAGACGATTTGAGTACTTTATTACTACTACTGTTAAAGATGAGTATAAGAGGAAAGATAGTGGAATGTTGGATTCAAGTAAGATTAGGACCGATAAAGTCCCAGATGCTTGGTGGTTTAAAGTTGAATATGTAGTGCCAGTAGCTGTCCATGATGGGCATGCTGCTAGTCCCAATTATATCATTGCAGAAGATGATGGTAGAAATTGGAGAAAATTGGATTTCAACAATTGCTCGATTATTTAGGGCATCAATCCAAAATACATTTTGACAGTCAACGGTCATTTGTAAGTAGATCAGCTGATATCTTCAAGATGAAGATATGTGAGAATTGTAAACAATTTGAAAATTTTTGTAATTGTGAGTATAATATAGCTGAGATGAATGTTACACTTGAATCAAATCATAACATAACTTTCGGAGAATTTACTGCTCCCTTAGTCTCATCTGTGAGACATTTTGAAGGGGATGATTCCGATAATGATAGTTTGAGTGATTTTGATTACGTCAATTCAACTGAAGAGGAATGTGAAGAGGCCCTAAAGAGGGATCTAATGTTTGCCGAACAAGTGCAAGAGTTTCAGTCAATGCAGAAGAAACGACTAGAATATCAGACGAATGATTGGTTCAAAGATATCTTTGACAAAGAGCGTATTAAGAAGAATAAGATTAAACACCAAGGAGATGGTGTTAAGAGTAATAGTTCTAGTGAAGATAGTTTTATAGTTTCAGATGATGATGGCATGACAAGTGCAGATGATCAAACTCCAGTAGCTAGTGATTCTGAGAATAGGACCAAAATCAGTATGGATCAATTGTTTTTCGGTATTAATATGCCAACTAAAACCCGGTTTGAACATTTACGTGACAGGACTATTAAGACTGTCATTAAAAACCCTTTTTTACAGGGTTTTATAACTGGGCAATACAACTCAATGTTGGGTTGGTCTGCTGTTTGTTGGAATTTTTTGTACGCAAAGTGGAAAACTGATAGATGGGATTGTATGTTTTTCATGTTACTCTTGATGATTAATAGCGCTGTTATAGCTACTATAACCCTCCCAGTTGCAATAGCGACAAAATGTGGGTGGTGCGCGGTGTCAAGAATTGATCGGTGCCATGAATGGGCGTCTGACAGAATGACAGATTTTCTATTAAAGCATTCTAAGTTAACAACTCTTCGAACAAAGAAAATAAAACAGATTAAGAAAGTAATGAAACTTTCTTTATATGGGGTATCAATTATGAGTGCGGCTTATTTGTTAAAAAAAGCTTTTAAAGCTTATAAAGCTTATAATTGCCAAACTCTCAGCTCCGGTGGAGCTTTACCTGTAGATGAGAAACATAAAGTTGATCATTGGGCCCCTGCTGTTATTTCGAAGGTTGTACCTAGTTTGAGAAGTTCTACTACTACTCCTGAACAGCTTAGAAGTTTAATTGAAAAGAAATTAGGGAATGCTGTGCTAACATGCACAGAGACGGGTAGACGATCGCAGATGGTGATATTCCCGTTATGTAATAATGTGTGGGTAATAAATTCCCATGCCTTGACAGGTTATGCTCAAAAGGTTGAGATAACAATTAGAGAGCCAGGGACGGTTGGTCCAAATTTCTCTGATATGATAGGTATAAATAACACATTTCATATACCTGATAATGATTTAGCTTTAGTTGTTTTATCTAGCGGAGGTTCACAATTTGATTTTACTGAGTATTTTCCTAAAGATAAGGAAATGGGTCGGTATATGTGTTCAATATTGTATAAAGGACCAGATGCAAAAATAAATGAACAGCGAGTTTTAGCTGAAGGTAAGAAGATTAGATATGGAGGGCCAAAACAAGACATTAATATAATGGGTTTCCTTTATTCTACACATGTCCCTACATTTGATGGGATGTGTATGTCTCCCTTGATGACCTATGACTCTAGGCCAATGATTTTAGGTTTCCATTGTTGTGGTATTACTGGTTCGAGAGAGGGTGGTGCTGCTATGTTGTGTAGAACAGAGATCACCCAAGCTTTAGAATATTTAAAAGGAAGAAAAGGGTTGATGGTAGCGCATAGTGCTTGTATAGAAGGATTAAACCTATCAGATATAGGACCTTATAAAACTGTTTCTTTACTAGAGAATATTCATCCCAAGAGTCCCTTTAAATTTTTAGAAAAGGGATCTTTTAATCTTTATGGTCAACATAGTGGACCGAGACAAAGACCAAGTACTTCCGTTGTTAAGACGTTACTTAGTGACGCAATTGAAGAAGTATTTGATATTCCTTGTATATGGGGTCCCCCTGAGAATATTAATAATTATATTCCTAAACATAAAGAAGCAGTTAGAATGTGTGAGATCAGTGCTATGGATGCTGATAGAATGGCATTAGCTGCTAATGATTATTGTATGAGTATAATTGATACTTTACCAGATAGTGCTTTGAGGGGTATACAACCCTTAAGCAAGGAGATAACTCTCTCTGGTCAAGACGGAATAGCACAACTTAGGTCAGTAGTAATGAGTACTAGTTGTGGATTTCCTATTAATAAACCCAAAAGTACGGTTTTAACAAGAACAGGTGTATCTAGTGATTTTGTCACTGATGTTATAGAAGCCCCTGATTATGTCTGGGATCGCGTTGAGAAATGCGAGAAGATGTTGTTAGCAGGGAAGAGATGTCATTTTGTATTTAAATGCTCCTTAAAAGATGAACCCAAGAAAATAGGTAGCGGAAAAGTTAGAGTTTTTGCTGGGGTTTCTCTAGAAGGATTATTAATTGTTAGAAAATATTTCCTACCTTTAGGAGTGATTATTATGCGAAATCCCTATAAGTTTGAGAGCGCCGTTGGTATAAACGCGCATGGAAGAGATTGGGATAGATTTGTAAAGCATGTTACTCAGAAGGGTAGTGACCGCATGATAGCAGGGGATTATGCTAGTTTTGATTCTTCAATGTCTCCAACTGCATCTATGGCAGCCTTTTCATGTTTGCTGTATTTAGCTAGTAAATGTGGTTATTCCGAAGAAGATTTAACAGTCATGAGAGGGATTGCAACGGAAATTTGTTACCCTACATATGATTTTTTCGGGGAGATTGTAGTGGTATCAGGTTCAGAGCCGTCTGGTCATCCTATGACTGTATTTGTAAATAATATTGTAAATAGTTTGTATATAAGATACGCTTATTATTCGATATATAAATTTGATAAAGAGCGTTTTTTCAATAGTTATGTTACACAGATGAATTATGGAGACGATAATGTGATGTCAGTCTCTGAAGATAGGGTAGAGTTTAATCACACAGCAATTCAGAGGGAATTGGAAAAGTCAGGTGTAGTGTATACAATGGCTGATAAAGAAGGGGTATCCATCCCCTTTATTAAAATGGAGGATTGTTCGTTTCTTAAACGATCATTTCGATATGATGAAGAAAGAGAAGTCTATTTAGGACCCCTAGAAGTCATGTCGTTATTTAAAACGCTGCACACTTGCGTTAAAAGTGACACTATTTCTTTAGAATTACAGAACCGCGATATGGTATCGAGTGTATTATTTGAAGCATTTTTACAAGGAAAGGAGTTTTATGATGATTTCCGAATGAAGATGAAAATAGTGTTAAAAAAGTGTAGTGTAGAACATTGGTTCCCGAAGGGGATACCGTCTTTTGCAACCCAACAAGAGGTTTGGGATGGAAGATATCTTTGCGAAGATAATGGGCAGCACGAAAATCCACATGGTAGCGGTGTGGTTGGTGACTCATATATATTTGAGTAATCCAGTAATATGGCAATAGCCTGCGAGTAAGTTTTGACTAACGATAGTTTTTAAGTATAAGCAGTAATGCCTATATGGAATTTTATGTCGTTACAAATTCTTAACGAAGCAATTACAAATATTAACTAGGTCAAACCTGGTGTTTAGTATAC